CTGTAATTGACGTTGAGCGTATCGCCATTAACCACCGCCTTATCGCCGGTCGTGAACGTGCCGGCCGACCAAAGCACGCCGCCAGTATCGTCCTTCGTGGCCAATGCGCCGCTCCCATAGCAGAGAAATGCGCCCTTGATCGTTCCAGAGCTAGTAATCCCATACGATAGTGCTGCCGATAGCGCTTTCGACCCCGATGCTGCGGCCGACCAAACTGCAGTCTTGCGATTGCCGGAATAAGTCGGAGCATTCGTGCCGCCGGCCTCAAGCCAGCCAGCATGCGATGCCATCGTATCGCCGGCAGCAACACCGGTATAGGAAGTCGACGAGATCAGGCCCATATAAGGTCCAACCACTGCGTAGGTTGCGGCGGCCAGAAACGTGTCGAGCGCCAAGTTTTTGCCGACCGTTTGCACAACGTTATCGATCAATTCGCGCCATTTGATCTTGCCATCAGCACCGATGCATTCGATCTCATACCGACCGTGTGCCTCGGCCTGTTCGCCCAATCCAGCGCCGCGGATCACAGATGCGTCATGGTACTCGCGCGCGTTTGCGCGTTCCTCGGTCATGATTTTATCTCCCTTTCAAAGATTATAGAGGCCATCCGGCGGTAAAGCCTGAAGGTACGGCACCCGCGAACGCGCTGGCTCCAAAATTAGCGGTGAAAACATTCCCGCTGACGCCAAACGTTCCGCCGAATGTGCAGAATGGTATCATCGTTCCTGCCGGAACTGTGACGCCGCCAACATTGGTCGCAGGATCATTGGAGCTGCCATTGTTCCAAATGCTTCCATTTGTTCGGAACCAGGCTTTTCTATTGTCAAGATCAACAGCAATTCCAATCCAACCGCCAACGCCAGCGGGCGCTACGCTGATGCTCGCATTTGTACCGTTAGTGAAAATGTTGTTGCTAGCGGTGCAAACCCGGTGAATAACGCCTGTAATTCCGAGACTGCCGCCCATGCCGGTATACGTCGAGCTTGTCGTGCCAACACCGACAGTTCGATTGTTCGACGTACCATCAGGCAGAGTCGTAAGCGTAACCTCAAAATAATATTTGCCGGAAGTTTTGCCCGAACTAATAGGCCCTTTCGCCCCTTGATCATTTGAAGTCGTGCCAGTATTCGTAACAACCAAATTCCCGCCAGAAAGTGTGACACTCGTGATAGTCGCCGGATCCCATGTAATATGCGCAATGGGAACTGTGGCATCTTGCACAGTGGCAGCATTGGTCGCCTCATTGAGTGAGATATTATAGATTGATGCAACGCTGCAGATATCGTTAGCGCTCGCCGCCTCATTGACTAAGACACTATAGATTGATGCGATGCTGCAGATATCGTTAGCGCTCGCCGCCTCGCGTATGATCTGACCGAGGAATGCATCGACACTCTCGCGCGTTGCGGCGGGATCGTCGACCAGCGTTGCGAGTACAAGATTCCCAACTGTCAATCCATCCAGCGCTACAGCGGCCTCGGCGAGATCCGCTGAGATTCTTCTTTGCGCTGGCCGTTGGCTGACATGACAGACGAGCATTGGATGATCTTATTGTACGGGCGGTTTGCCACCAATGGCCGCAGTCGCCTGTCCCGCTTCCGCATCTCCTGGCCCGACGGTATGATCCAACACGTTCGTCCAGCTATCGCCGCCATCGGTCGAAACGTCGACTTTGGTCGACCAAATCAACGTCTCAAGAGAGAGGTATCCGCCGGCCGCAATCCAAATCCCGCCGCGAAAAGCAACGGCATAGCAAGGCATGCTGACGGGGCTCGTTTTCGTCCCATCTGCAGATTTGATCGTGACCGAAGAAATAGGATTTGCGTCATTATAACGTGGGCCGCCTTCGGTATAACTGATTAGTCCGGTCGGATAGATCAAGCGATCGCTGCCCTTGTCATATCCCCGCAAACCATCTGGAAATTTTCCATCATTTTCAGGTTTGACGAAATGGCTTTTCATCAGGCTCGGCCCGTCTCCCCAAAGCTCGGGATCATGGCTGACATCATTTATCACTTGACTCCAACTGCGACCATCATTCGATGAATAAATCACTTCGCCAATAACATCCGTGCGTTCAAAGTCCGCAATTGAAGTGGTCATTTCAATGAATGCAGCATAGAAAGTTTCAGTTTGATCGTCCCACACTATCCCGCTCGGTTTGACATCCGAAGGACTACGGTAGTCACCATCGTTCACCACGTTGGGCGTTTTGAATACCACCTGCCAACCGGTCCCATTGCTCGATGCCAATATAGTGCCCCATTGATTATCGGCATCGAAACCGATCGCACTTGATACGAAAACGCCCTCGGTTGTTTCGCTTCCAGTTGTAACCACGGCATAAGACAGGCCGCAACCGCCGGTGTCGAAAGTATTATTATCAGGAGGACGACCTAGGTACTTCCATTCTTCGGCTTTGCCATTCGAACTAACCCAATGTTCACCATGTTGGGCTTTCACAATGAATGCCCCGCCACCCCAGCTCACATTGACAACTGTGTTGAGAAAATCGAGTCCAACCGACATCAAATATCAGTCCGGATAAATGGCAAGGTCACCGATAAATCCGATGGCGTTGCATCATTCGATTGCGTAACTTGCACGGCATAGCGGTCGCCCTCGGCAAAATTTGTGGCGACCGGAATATTGAATGTGCCGATTTGCGTATTGGCTGCAAAGGTTATCGTGCCGATCTCCGTTCCATTTTTCCGGATTGAAAGAATGATGCTGGTCGCACCGACGGGATTTGCAATATTCAGATAGGCGTAAGCGTGCGCATTGCCGGCAGCGAGACTCATCGTGCGGTTGGCAATGAATTGAGCCAAGAGATCGCCTGCGGTGCGCTGAATACTGCCAGGCACGAAGATCGCAGCGTCATAATTAACATCGCGTAGCGGAAGAAAGAGCTGATAAAGCGGATTTCCCGATCCATCGACGGCATTCGGATCGAACGGTGCGGGCAATGCCGGCGTCGTATGATCCTGCAGGACTTGATAGAAACCATTATCGGCCGAAATCATTTGGTTGCGTTGATATGGCGTACTGTTGGCCCATGGTCCGGCATAACTGAGAACGGCAACTGGTAGCGGAATGACTTGCGTCGTTCCATCCGTGTAATGGAACGTCATACTGTTCGCGGTATAGTCGACTGTATTGATGCGCTTACCATCGGCTAATGCCGCATTCAGGGTGACGATGCGCTGATCGACATCATAGAAATTGCCGTCGACCTCGGCTGCGGCGAGTGGCGCGCCGGTACCCGTGCCCCAGGAACCATTCGTAACGTAGATGACCGTCATGAGTTAGGAACCTGACTTGTCAATAATCTTGTTGTGCTCGCGGATTTCAATGTTGTCAGTCTCTTGCACGGGTGTGTAATAATTCGGCGACACGTCTGGACCATCTTGCATCCAAATTTTATTGGCGACATTGATATCAATGAAATTATCCTTGTTGACCGTGCCATTGTCATCCATCTGATAGACGCGCGCCACATCGACACGGCGCTGTGTTTCAGTTGGTCTCGATTCGTTGGCGCTCATACTGTAGCTATAGGGTAAATCAATACTCTTACCGCTCGAGCCAGTGATCACCGCCTTTCCTTGGTTGGGATCGTCTTTTTGTGGGACGGACGGCGCTGGCGTCGGCCGGATTACGGGGAAGACAACTGGTCGAACGACGGTTTCGAGTCCTGCCATTACGTTGCTTCCAAATTATAGCCTTGCGGGATTTCCAAGTTGGTGAGCTGCATTTGATAATCAGTCGAGAATTCCGCGTTCATATCCGCGAGCTTGAATGTCGCGCGGGTCTGATGCGCAGTCAAAAAGTCCTGTATTTGTTGCGCTCGCGCCGCAAGTTGCTGACGGTTCAAGCTTTGGTTTTGAGGATCAAGCGCAGGATTATATCCGCCGGTGGGCGCTCCGCTCGGGATCAAGTCCGCGAATGCGGCCTGCTGGTCAAGCGGCCCAAATTCAACTTGAAGATCCTGAATAATGATATTTCCCAAACCAGGTCCCGAGCCGAGAAAAACGATGCCATCGTCATTGGGGGCAGCATTGGGCGGAGTGTACCCCACCGATGGATCGAGTAAAACAATGCGACTGGTGAATTGCTGATAGTCGGGACCAACGTAGCTAACGTCGCAATAGGTCGGCGTCCCGTCGACCGCCGTCACGAAACCGCCATAGCCGATGGCGCAGCCGATCTTGACCTCGCATTTGACGCGGCCGTCTGCCCCATCAAGTGCGAGCGAATAACCAATGATCTTACCGAGCGCCTGACCGACCCGAGGCTCGACCAGAAATGCGCTCTTGCGCAGCGTGATTTCCGGCATGCGCGAGAGCTTGGGCGCAAACGCGATCTCCACAACGCGCGCACGCTGCATGAGATGCGCACGCGCCAATGTAATCAAATGCTCAAGACTCTGGATACCGCGCGACGTGGTAATATAGGAGCGTCGGCCCGGATCGCCGATCGGCGGCGAGGTACCTTCACTCAAGTTGACCGAGCGGATATCCTTGAGCTGCAATGCTTCGCCATCCGCGGGATCGGTCAGGATGTGCTGTACATTCGCGAATAACGAAAACGATATCGTTTCCTTGCATGGTCGCTGCGCCTTGAAACCTGCCCAGAGAGTAGCCTTGATTTGTTGTTCCGGTATCACCGCGCCGACAGCTTCGAAATTGCGAGTGGTTGATTGAGGATACAAAAGACCATCACCGTCTAGGCCATACGTTACTTGCCATTCATCGCGTGTGACGATGGCCGGGAATTGCGCGTGCGTACCGGCATAGCTTCCGACATAGCTATTCGTTGCCGTGATTGTACTTTTACTCGTGCTGCCATCACCCCCGATAATCGTCACTGAATTGCTTTCGGTGGTAGTTTTGACGCTCCAATCATAAAGATCATATGCAGTTGTTCCCTCTGCCACGGTCCAACCGCTTCCGATTGATGATCCGATCTTCGGCCAATCCGCGGCCGTCATCGTATAGGAACTGATCACACCCATTCGTGAGCCTGGCCAGTGCCCGACGACCCATCCAGTCAAATTCACGATGCCTTGCGATTGTTGAGTCCAACTATATTCGGCGGTGACATCGACACGCGAAAGCGGCCCGCTGGTGAGCGTGAGGCCGAGCCCATCGTAAAGCACCTTGGCGTCGTCGCTCCCGCCATCAAATGAGACGGTGCCATCTTCGCCGGTAATCTCATCCGAGACGGTGATCACATGCGTCTCGCGATCGTAATGCCAGATCTTGGTATACCCCTCGAGCACGAGATCAGGGTCATCGCGCCGCTGTGGATCGATGACAACGTCATCGTAGAACGGCAGCACGCGCAGTGAGTCGGCCAAAGCTTTTTTTTGCGCCACAAGATCAATCGGCTTGGCAACGAATTCCAGTGTGACCAGATCCTCGAAAAGACTGGTCGGAATGCCGACGAGACGACCGCGGAATCTAACCAAGTCCGGTCCGCAATCGAATGCAAACCAACACCAGATCAATCGGCCAGGACCGAGAAGCCCGATCGGGTCGCCGGAAGCATTGCGCGGCCGACGCACGACCGCCGTCAGGCTCGCTGGGTCGCCCTCGTCCTGCGACAGCTTGAACGAGAATACCTGCTCGTCCCAACGCATATGCGCCGACGTAAACGTCGTTTCACTCGGATCGATCCAGGCGAAATAAGGCCAGCCGGCAGGCATTGATCAAGGCGTCCTTTGCTCGGCCTCGAGGTGCCACGCCACTTCGGCCGCCCATTCGTCACGCGACGTGTTGAAGGTCGTTACCTTGGCAAGGATCGTGAGAACATCACCGCTCGAATTCGAGGCGCCGAGACCAGGAATGCAACTGATCGAGACATCCTGGCCTGGCCATATGCCGGTGAGCACGGGCGCCTCGTGGTCGGTACAAGTGATCGTGACCTTATATTGCCGGAACTGGGCGACCGAAATATCGGCGAGATCGCCGCGGCAATCCCGTGCAAGGTTCTTCGCCTGGTCGATCGGCGTTAGCGTCATGGTGATGCCGCGCACGGCATAGTCGGAGAAATCGATCAGGTCGATCGACAGCAAGGTATAGGGCGGGGAAATCGTGAGCGGCATCAGCCATACCGACTTGGCTTGCGGCCGCCCGAGCGGACCTGCGCCAGCGCTGCCGAGCGTTGCAGCTCGCCGATCACATCGGCCGAGGCACGCAGGCCGGCGATTGCCGGCAGCCCGGGAAATTGAATGGTGACGTTGCTCATGCCGCCGACGAGGCCGCCACCGGCAAAGGCCGGCATTGGCCGCGCCGCCAGGCCACCGAGGCTAAAGCGCGCCATCCCATTGAGTGCCGCGGTGAGGCTGCCGCCCGAACGCCGCAATACCTCGAGGAAGGCCAGGACGCCGGGTTGCCCCACCGCTGCTGCTGGCGTGATGTATTCGCCGCGTGATACCCACGCGAGGTTGCTATCGGACGTACCAGTGCCATACCCGCCAATGAGCCCGCCGCCAGCAAATCCACCACCTTGCTGTTGCTGCAGACCAGTCAAGATTGTCGATTGGTCCGGCGTTAAACGCCTGATATTTTCCAGCAGGATTTGCCAATTCTGCTGCAACTCTGATCCAAGATTATTGAATATAGTTTTGAAAGCATCCTTCACGGCGGAGGCAAAGGCATCCACTAACGCAACCCCGAGCGCCATTCCCCCTTGAATTATGATCGGGGACAATTGTTGAAATGCTGCTGTAAATATCGGGCCAAGCCGGTTAGCAACATTGGCGATTGCCTGATCAAGCGGCAAAGTTTGGAAATCTTGCACGATGCCCGCCAGTGCCTGCTTGGCAATACCGAGCAAGGCGGCAAAGGCTGGCGCGGCCGATGCCGCCATTTTCTGCAAGGCAGCCGATGCAAGCGTTGTAAATTGATTCCAGCCTTGCGCCATCTGCGTCAGCGCCTGCTGATTGCTAGTCGTAAGTGTCAAGCCAAGCTGCTCGGCTTCGGCTTGCATTGCCTTGAGTGCCGCACTGCCTTGACTAAGGCTTGTGATCGTTTCTGGCGACAATCCAAGCGCTTTACCGAACCGCTCCATCTGGGCGACACCTTGCGCTCCTTGTTGACTCAGGGTGCGGAAAATGTCAGCGAGCTTGAACAACTGCGCCTGTGGATCTGCAACCTCTGCCAGAGATTCTTTGAGTGCTTCAAGCTGATTTTGGAATGTGCTCAGTTTGGAAAAGGTTTGTGCCTGTCCAGTGGCGAGGTTATCGAATTTTTGCCGTAGCACGTCCAGATCATTCTGAAATTTGGTGAATGAACTATGCAAATCGCCGAACTGTCGTGTATACCGCGCTATATCCGCTTTTTGAATTTCTTCTGACAAATTGCCAAATTCAGTTGTAAACTTGCCTAGCGCGGT